AAGGTAACTAACGACTACGGCGATCCTTTGGTGCTGCCTTGGTCCGAGCGCGACGTGTTCAGCATTACGCCCGTGATCGTTGGTGCTGGTAATGCAACTAGTTCCATTTTGCTAGGCATTGGAATTATTGCCCTATCGATCATTACAGGCGGTATTGCATCGGCAGGTGTGACCTTGGGCGGCTTCATGGGGATTGGAACAGTTGGCACTGCGTTTGTCGGCTTGGGCGCAACTCTTGTTATCGGAGGCATTGCCCAAATGATTTCGCCGCAGCCAACAATGAACGGATTGACAGAAAATGTACGTTTAGAGAGCTTCAGTTTCAGCGGTATCGTCAACACCTCAAAGCAAGGTTTGCCGGTCCCGATTGCCTATGGCCGAGTGTTCGTTGGTTCTGCTGTTATCAGTTCTGGTCTTGATACAGCACAAGAAACATGAGTAATACCAGTAAACGGCTAATTCAAGGCGCTGGTGGCTTTGGCGGCAAAGGCGGCGGTGGCAATGCTCGCACGCCAACTGAAGCTGCTGATTCCTTGCAATCAGTTCAATATGGCCGAATCCTTGACCTGCTAAGCGAAGGTCCGATTCAAGGCTTAGATGATGGCCTTAAAAGCGTCTATTTGGATGGCACGCCGGTTCAAAACAGTTCAGGCGGTAATAATTTCACTGGCTATACGACAGCCTTCAGAACAGGTACGCAAGCGCAATCGCATATTTCAGGTCTTGGTGGCATTGAATCAGAGCAAGCCGTAAACGCTGAAGTCACAAAAGATACATCTGTAACACGCACAATCAGTGATTCCGACGTGGATCGCGTCCGCGTTACCATCCAAATACCATCACTGCAAGTCATTGAAAACGATGGCGATATTGTCGGCAACTCGGTTCAAATCAGAATCCAAGTTCAATACGACGGTGGTGGTTTTACAACAGTCAGAAACGACACGATTACAGGCAAAACATCAAACCCATATTTGCGCGATTATGAGTTTGACTTGACGGGAAACTTTCCCGTTGATGTGCGCGTATTACGCATTTCAGACGACGACACAAGTGCAAGAAGAAGCAGCGTTACCAACTGGTTCAGCTACACCGAAATCATCCAAGAAAAGCTGCGCTACCCCAATAGTGCATTGGCTTTTCTGCGTTTTGATAGTCGCCAGTTCAACGCTATTCCGCAACGCAAATATCTAATCCGTGGCATCAAGGTACACATCCCATCCAATGCCACTGTCAACACAACCACCTATCCCGGTCGCGTTACTTACAGCGGTGTCTGGGATGGAACGTTTAGTGCTGCGACATGGTGCGCCGATCCAGCTTGGTGTCTATGGGATTTGCTGACGAACGATCGCTATGGCGTCGGGCTTCCTGTCTCAAGCCTCGACAAGTATGACTTTTACGCAATCAGTCAGTATTGCAACCAGCTAGTCAGCAACGGTTTTGGCGGCCAAGAGCCACGGTTCCAATGCCACCTGCTGCTAAATAGCCGTGACGAGATTTACAACATTATTCAGGAGATGGTGTCGCTATTTCGCGGCATCGCGTACTACGGTGCCGGTTCAATGGTGGTGCTGCAGGATAAACCCAGTGATGCTATGTATCTGTTGGGTCCCAGCAACGTCATTGATGGCAACTTCAGCTATAGCGGCAGTTCACAAAAGACACGTCATACTACTGCCACTGTTGCGTACCAAAGCTACGACACGCTGGGCGAGGTCGAGTTTGAGTACGTTGAAGATCAAGATGCAGTCGCCAAGTTTGGCGTCATCAACAAAGAAATCAAAGCCATGGGCTGTTACAGCCGTGGTCAAGCTCATCGCCTTGGCAAGTGGCTTTTGCTGTCTGAACAAAACCTGACTGAGACTGTTTCTTTCGCCGTCAGCATTGAATCTGGCATCGTGCTGCGCCCTGGCATGGTGATCGACATTGCCGATCCGGTCAAATCTGGTTCGCGCCGGTCTGGCCGCATCAGTGCTGCCACGACAACAGCAATCACGATTGATGCCACCACAGGCTTACCTACCACAACAGCAAACGCACCAACGATCAGTGTGCTACTCCCGACTGGCTTGGTTGAAACCCGCACCGTCAGCAGCATTGCGGGCAACGTTTTTACGGTTGACACTGCCTTTAGCGAAGCACCAAATCCACAAAGTGTTTTCCTAATCGAAACCAACGACATCCAATCCAACAAGTTCCGCGTCATATCGGTTTCTGAAGGCGAGGGGGGTGTCTTCGGCGTTACAGCACTCAGCTACAACGACAGCATTTATGCCGCGATCGAAAGCGATACTGAACTGCAATTTGCCGACATCAGCAATCTATCGGCTATACCGGCTCCGCCAACAAATATCACTGGCTCTGAATACCTGTATCAAGCAGGTCAAAGTGTTTTTACCGCCTTTGATGTGAGTTGGACAAGTCCACAAAATCTGGTCAGCGGTTTTAGGTTGCAATATCGACTGAATAGCAACAACTGGACGCAAGTTGATACAACATCGCCGTCATATAACATCCTCCAGCTTAATGCTGGAACACTTCAAATTCAAGTACAAAGTGTTAATTCATTGGGTTCCTTAAGCACAATAGCTTCAGCCTCTTTTAATCTGATCGGCAAAACGGCAGTTCCGGGGGATGTGCAGAATCTGACCATTGAAACAATCAACGCCAACAGCGCCCGCTTGCGCTGGGATCAAACCGTTGATCTTGATGTTCGTGTTGGTGGTCGCGTTCACATTCGCCATACCAACCTGACCGATGGCAGTGGCACTTGGAGCAACAGCATTGACCTGATTCCAGCGATTGCTGGTTCCAGTACTGAAGCGATTGTGCCCTTGGTCGAAGGCGAAATTCTTGTCAAGTTTGAGGATGATGGCGGACGGCAAAGCACCAACGAGACAAGCGTCATTGTTGATTTTCCTGATGCACAGGGATCACTGCTTGTTGAATCACGCCGCGAAGATGCCGATACTCCTCCGTACCAAGGCACAAAGAACGCCACTTTCTACAGCGATGAGTTCGACGCACTGGTGTTGGACGGTCAGGATTTGTTCGATGACATCGTTGATGTTGACCTGCTTGATGTCTTCGATTATCTAGGTGAGGTTGTCGCGTTCGGTGATTATTTCTTTGCCAATACGCTTGATCTTGAGCAGGTCTATTCGCTGGATCTAAGTCGTTTCTTCGTCACCGCTGGATTTTTCCCCAGTGATCTGATCGACAGCCGCGATGGCTTGGTAGACAGTTGGTCGGACTGGGACGGCGGCGTGATTGATCGCGTCAATGCCACCATGCTGCTGCGTCGCACAGACGATGATCCCGCTGGCACACCAACCTGGTCAAGCTGGCAGCAATTTGTCAACGGCACCTTCAGCGGTCGCGCCTTTGAGTTCAAAACAGAACTGGTCAGTGGCGATCCAGCGCAGAACATTTTGATTGACCAGCTTGGGTATGAGGCCACCTTCCAACGCCGTACGGAGCAGTCGGCGGGGGTTGTTACCAGTGGCGCTGGAACGTACTCCGTCACCTTTGCCAATCGTTTCTTTACGGGCACATCAGTGCTGGGCGGCGTCAACAGCAACTTGCCTAGTATCGGCATCGTGGCGCAGAACATGGCTACAGGCGACTACTTCAACGTCACCAACGTGACCGGCACCGGCTTTGATGTGACCTTCAGGAATAGTGCTGGCACGGCGGTCAGTCGGAATTTCCTGTGGACTGCGGTTGGATTTGGCCGAGGCGCTTAAAGTAGAAGCAAAATGGCCTTGTTATGGCACAACACGATTACGTCATTGCCAACGGCACTGGTGCTGCTGTCCGCTCTGACTTGAACAATGCGCTGGCGGCCATCGTCAGCCTGAACAGCGGCGCTACCGAACCGACCACAACGTATGCCTATCAGCTCTGGGCGGATACCAGCGCTGGAGTGCTGAAGCTGAGGGATGGAGCCAATGCGGCATGGATCACACTGCGGGAGCTGGATGGCACGCTGACGATTGAGGATGGGACTGACGGCGCGCCGGGACTGGCTTTTGCGGATGACCTGAATACTGGCATCTATAGCCCTGGCGCCGACCAAGTAGCGGTAGCAACTAATGGCACTGAGCGCGTCGAGTTTGGCACCAGCGAAGTGGTGTTCAACGATGCTGGGAACAACTACGACTTCCGCATCGAGGGTGACACTAACTCATCGCTGTTCTTTGTTGATGCCTCGACGGATCGCGTAGGGATTGGCACTACGAGCCCTGGGCAAGCTTTACATGTCGTAGGCAAAGGTCGCTTTCAAGAAGCTGCATCAAGTGGAGCCATTGCTTTTATCGGAGGAGATGCAACAGCGGCATACATTGATACCGGAACATTTGGCGCTGCCGAACCTCTTGCGTTCCGAATTCAAACCAGCGAAAAAGCCCGCATCGACTCCAGCGGACGCCTGTTAGTTGGCACGTCTAGTGCGCGTGCTGTAGGCGGACAAACGGCGCAGTCTTTGCTAGAAGGAACAAACACACCTACCTCGTCTTTGGCGGCTGTTTGCAATGCCAATTCCACGTCTGGTCCGCTTTTGCTTTTAGGCAAATCCAGAGGCGCTAACACAGGCGGAACTACTGCAGTTATAGAAGGTGATCGTCTTGGAGCCATCTTCTTTACAGGAGCAAATGGCACAGATTTAAGCAACATTGGAGCACTTATTGATTGCGTTGTTGATGCACAGCCATTTACTTCTGGAGACACCACTGATCTTCCGTCAAGATTAGTGTTCAGCACTACCGCCGACGGGGCGAGTACTCCGACGGAGCGGGTGAAGATTTCGTCAACAGGTATTACATATATCGGCAATCTTACTATTACCACTTCAAGTCAACAAACCACCTCTCCTCACTTAATTGTATATACCAACAGTAGCACAAACTTGCTAGCCGCTGGCGGCTATGAAGCAAATACAACCTCAACAAGCACACGTCACCATATTTCATTTACCAACCCAAACGGTGTTGTTGGCTCTATTTCAACAAGTGCTTCAGCTACGGCCTTCAACACGTCTTCTGACTACCGCCTCAAGGAAAACGTCACTCCAGTCACTGACGGCATCACCCGCCTACAGCAACTGAAGCCAAGTCGCTTCAACTTCATTGCCGACCCAAGCAAAACCGTTGACGGTTTCATCGCCCACGAAGTTCAAACCATCGTCCCCGAAGCCATCACTGGCGAGAAGGATGAAGTGGACGAAGAGGGCAATCCTGTGTACCAAGGCATCGACCAGAGTAAGATTGTGCCGCTGCTGACTGCTGCACTGCAGGAAGCCATCAGTGAAATCGAATCACTGAAGGCTCGATTAGATGCCGCAAACCTTTAAGTCCCATTCACTTCGATGCCTGACACCGAAACACAATTCCTCTCCTTCATTGATCACTGCATCGAGGACGATCCTTCGCTGGTCGTCCCAGCGGATGAAGATCAACTGGAGCGGCTTGCCAATGTTCTTGGTATTGCCCATCAAGGAATTGAGCAATACTCAGAAGCCCTTGACCAGCTCTCTTAGTCTTTGACGCTACTGCACGTCCGCATTAAACTCCTACAAACCCGAATCTGTCATGGCTACCGAATACACCTGGGCGATTGCCAACCTGGAGCGCAACACCGACGACGACATGGTGCCGTTTGCGGACCTTACGCCCGAGATCGTCACCGGCTGGGTCAAATCCCACTTCGGCAACGAGAAGGTGGCCGAGATCGAGGTCGCCCTGCAAGCTCAGCTTGACGAGCAACGTGCCCCCACCAAAGCTGCTGGTGTGCCTT